CTTCAAACATGGTGGCAAATTCTTCGGCAGAGGTTCCACCGCCACCGCCACCACCGCCCTCCTGGGCAATTACATTCAGTTCATCGAACTTGGCAAGCATTTCCTTAAGTCCACCGCCACCACCCCCGGCTTTCTGAGCAGCAGCATCAAAAGCGGTAACCTGTGCGGTTGCTTTCGACCACACACCCTTACCGCCAAGAAGTGCAAACAACTGACTCAAAGCATTGAATGCTCCGATGGCTGCACTTGCGATACCATTCAGAACCGGGATGATCGCACCAATTGCAGGAGCAATAGCTGCACCCATCTGGTTCTTCAGTTGTGACCAGGAAGAAGTGAGTCCGTCCACCTGTTGGACGAATTCGGTTCCGATTGCCTTGGAATACTGATAGTAGTTGTTGAACCCTTCCTTAATCCCTTTGAAAAGACCACGAATACCCATACGGATCAGCATGGTTGTGCCGATTCGCATCACTTTATGCAGAAGGGAGAACTTCGGAATAAGATCCTTCAGTTCTTTTCCTAAATCACGGAATCCTTCACGGAAAGATTTTTGCTTCGTTGTGTTGTCTTCCATCGCAGGAGCAACTTCTTTTTCCGTTTTCGCCAGATCGGCAGTTGCGTTTTTAACTTCCTTGACGGCAGGAACGGTTTCCTCCATCACCTGTTTTGTGTTCAGCGTTTCTCGCTGCATCTGGTACTGCAAACGGACCTGTTTCTCAAACATTTTCTGTTCTGCTTGAGACATTGCACCCCAACGGTCAGCCGTCATTCCGTACTTCGTGTACGGGGTTGACGGGGGAATAATCTGTTCCTGTTGTTCTTTGATCTGATCTTTAATTGTATCTGCAACAACCTTGCCACGACTTGCAAACTCCTGTTGACTCATCAATTTATCCATCCACAAGGCAGAATCCTTTGCACTTTTTGTTGCTTTGGAAATGCCTGTGATTGCTTCAACCTGTTGCTGCATCGCAGTGGTTGTCTCACGCACTCTTCTTGCAGAGGAATTTGAAGAGAATCCATTCATAACCTCCGGCAGTTTGATGTTTCCAATGCCTTTGATTTTCTCAAGTTCTTTCGACAACGCTTGCAATGCACTCGTTGCCTGTCCTGTTTTTTGAGACAAAGAAGACAGGGAGCCGATCAGACTTCCTAACCCCTTTGAAGCACTCTCCGCATTAGCGTTGATAGTCAGTTCAAGTGTTTCAAGGTTTGCCATTCTGATCTGCCCCCTGTCCTCTCTTCCATTGTGCTTTCCACTGCATCAACGTATTGATGAGTTTCCTGCGTTCGTTTCTGATCTCTTGATCCTTTTCTGCCTGTGTCTTTTCAAAGATATCAAGAGGTTTGTCAATATAGTTTATCTTCTTCTTCCCAAAGGCACTTCCGATTACTGCGTTCAGAGCATGGGTGACATAGATCCCCTCCAACCACAGTTCCTCATTCCTTGCCCTTCGCTTGAGAATGTAAGATTGGGCATATGCCCTTGCCATCCACGGATCACCATACCAGAACTGTTCATATGACATCCCGTATAGCATATAAACAGGGCATAGTTCTTCGAAGACCTGGGTATATGTAATTCTTTCAGACGGTGCTTCTTCTTCGTTTACATCTCCACCGTCATCCTGGAGTTTTTTTCCTTTTCACCACCGTCATTCCGAAGTGCTTCAAACGGGGCAGCGTATAACGCACCAAGCCGTTCAGCCATTCCGCTCGGCATACCGCCAAGATCGTCAAACAGAATCCGGTCGGTCTTTTCACGGGAGATGTTCTTGTGGTGCATCCGGAATGCGTAGAAGAACAGTTCCGGAAGTTTCGTCATCGGATACCGTCCGACATCATCCACATCGAAACCTCTCGCTTCGGCAAAACGAACGGTTTCCCTGTTGAACTCCAGGGTATAATCGAGTCCGTTTTCCACATCATGCAGTACAATGGGTTTTACCTGTTCATTGACTTCCTTATTTGCCATTTTCTTTTACCTCCCGTATCGGTTGTTTTGTATATGTTAAGGGGAGTAATCCTGTTGATACGGGCAACCGGAAATGGAACACCCACTGTCCTCCCTCTTAACAACAGGTGATTAAGTGTGCTTCGCAGCGAATCCCACAATCTGGTTGGGGATAATGTGAAGCTGAGCTTCCATTACCGCATCGACACCGATGTCGGCAAGACCCTGTTGGGTCGGAATCCCGGCGAACCAGAAGGAATCGAAGTTGGGGATCTCGATTTCAAACCATGTGGACTTCCCGGATGCCCACGCAGTTTTCGCTGCTGAAACCAGACTCGTCCATACCGTCTTCAGAGAAGCGGTAAGGTTCGCAGTGATGGTCTTGTCACCACCCAGGGTCTGTACGCCATTTACGAACCGCTCGGTATCATCGACCAGGTTCGTTACAGGCAGCTGATTGGGGGTCAGATCGAAACCGGGAATGCTTTTGATATCCGGGATGTTGGTCACTCCGGAGGTCGGACGGGTTCCGGCAGTGGTTTCGATCACATAGTTGAGTTTTACGCCGATAGTGGAGAACTCAAGTGCCATGTCATTTCATCTCCTTATTTAGTCTTTGGTTACCTACGATACATCTGGTAAACCGTATCGTTCCCTATGGTAATTGGTTTGCCTACGATGACTTCCCACCGTCCATACTGTCTGAAAATAGTTCTGGCAATATTCAACGGTTGGTTTTTGCGGAGTCTGCGGAACTTCAATCCATGGAGTGCGGTGTCCACAATCTCAAAGATTGCCTTTCCTTCTGTCTTTGCCGTTCCGGCAGTGTCGGTATACACAGATACCTCATATTCGATCCGTGAATGATTCTCAGCACAATCGTCCGTCATCGTCCTGCGAAGCGGAGAATTGTTGACTTCCTGGATCACAACACATGGGAATATGGCGTTTACTTCGTCAAAACCCGTTGTCACATCCACACTTGGGTATTCGCTTTTCACGGCATTAAAGATGGTATCCACCACCTTGCTTTCAATGTCGATCACAGTGCCAATACCCCCCTTGCGATTTCAGTACTGTTCTCCATGAGATAGTCGTATGCATCCAACAGACCGTGCTTGGGTTGTACCCGTTGATACATCTGGTGACCGAAGAACCAATATCCTTCGCCATGTCCTAACAGATCATTCGTGATATAGAACAGACCGTATGGATATTGGGATCTTGAGTACGATCCGATTTCAACGGGAAACGGTGCTTTGTTTGCAAACGGATGGTAATCCATTACCGCATATCCTGCACCGAACTCTGCAACGCCAACCGCCTTACCGGATGCGATGATCCTCCCGGAATTCCCGGCAGACTCTGCTCTCGCTTTCGCCATGCTGCCGTAAGCACCGTTTGCAACCATTGCTCCTTCTTCAGCAAGGATATCCACGACCGTTTCGATGTGTTCATCGAAGATTTCCTTCCGCTGAGTCAGAACGGCAATTGCTTCATTGATGGATTCAGTGGACAGTTGAATGTTCAGTATCACGCCACATCCACTTCCTTTAGGTAGTAGATGATGTGGTTCAGACTTTTTGCCCTACGGACAACCTCGAAGTTGTGCGGAGTGCCATTGGTCGGTTCAATGCCGAACCATAGTCTGCTCTGCTCTTCGATAGGGCAGTTCATGTCATAGGTTACTGCCCTGTGGGTATATCCTGTGACGATGCCATATGGCTCGACCTCGGCAATACCCTGTGACCCCAGGTTGTTCGCACCGGAGGAGATTGCCATGCTCATCCTGTCGTGAACAGGTTCGCCATAGATTGCGATCTTCTGTCCGGTCTTGAATCCGTCCGCATTGGTTTCATATTCCCACGACAGAGGGTTGGCGTACCAGATATCATAGCGGTTTCTCGCCAGAGTATGCATCTCATCCACCAACCTTTGCATACGGTGTCAGTTTCTCAAGGATGTCCGCATCGTCTACCGATCCGTACTGCCTGTTGACACCGTTTTCCTCATGGTTGATTTCACCCTGTCCACCTCTGCGGAGAAAGTATCGTGCTGCCAATTCACACTGAATCGTATCGTATCGTGCCGGAATATCCTCAACGGTCTTGTCCGGGTGGAGAGGGAACAATCTCTCCAACATCGCAGAGTGGGCAGAATCGAGGTAAACCGCTACGACTTCGTCCGTAGCAACAGGATCATTCTCCACAAGGACTTTCACCTTTGCAATTTTCTCAGCATCTGTCATAGCGGTTTCCTCCATTACTTCCTGGACGGTTTACGCCTGTTCACCGTCTTCTTGACGGGAATTTCGTACTCGTCCGGTTCTTCGGCAACAGGATCGGCAGTTTCAGCGGTTTTCTTCCGTTTCTTCTGCTCTTCCTGTTGTGCTAACCAGGTATGGTGCATGAGCATTCCCATATCATGCCCACCTCCTCACTGATTACGCCAGGGTCAGTTTGATGGCTCCGGCAGCATTGTACAGGTAGGTGACATAGTGCTTGGTGATCGTGTGTACGTTCACCCGGCGAAGGATGTCACGGTCGGACTCAACCAGGGAGTCACGCTTCAGAACGAGTTTCAACGCACCGGGTTTGACGATGTACGCCTTGTTGGGGGTTGTCAGACGGTTGCTGACGATGATGTCGCAGCCGAAGATCTGACCGACCGCACCACGCACGAGTGCCCCGGCAGCGAATTCAGAAGCCGGAGCCCAATCCTTGGTGTTCCGGATCTTGGTGTACAGTGCCGGGGGAACGAGCAGACCCTTCTGCCCATCGATGTCTTCACCGAACTTCTCCAGGGAATCGGAGATGTCCAGAACGGTGGATACGCCGGACACGGTCATGGTGGAGCCGATAGCATTCAGCGTAGCAAGGAAGTCGATGTCGATCTTGTCTGCCATCGCTTTCAGCAGCTGATTGCCGATCTCGTTGGTCGGATTGCCGAACGCACTCAGCAGAGCAGTGTCGGTGATCTCAACGCCCTTACCCGCTTCCTTGATCATCACGGAAACGGTGGATGCGTTCAGAGAAACGGTGCTGATGGCAGAACCTTCGGTCAGATCATCCGCAGCTCCGATGTAGGAATAGGACGGGAAGTCCAGGATCGAGCCAGGATTGCCAACCAGAGTCTGGTCAACATCAGCCAGGGGAGCGAATACAATCTTATTGATCAGTTTCTGATCAACAAAGTCGGCAATAACCTGTGGATTGATGAGGTTTGCGAGTTTCGTGGTTTCACCCATTGTGAAAACCTCCTTTGTCACTTATCTTTTGGTGTATTCTGCATAGAGTTCCGGATGCTCATTGTAGAAAGCATTCCGTTCCGAAAGACTCATGGCATTGAACTGTTCCTTTGTCACAACGGGAGCGGTTGAATTCCCACCCGGCAACGTAGGATTGTTCATGATGGCTTTTTCTGCCATCTCTTTGTCATGGGTCGCAATAAACTTGCGAATACCTTCGAAGACCTTGGCGGTATCCCTGTTGTTCATTGCTTCAGCAGTTTCCTGTGAAAGGGAATCCTCAAATCCGATGGAAACAAACTGTGCCTTGAAGTTTGCGATATTGCGTTCCTTGCGGAGAGTCTCAAGTTCCGTCTGCATGGCAGCGTTTGCTTCGGCTCGTTCCTTCTCCGCACGTTCCTGCTCGGTCATTCTTGCTTTGAGTTCATCCTCGGATGCGTTGTATTTCTTTTTCCATTCACTCGCATCCGCAGAAGCGTTGGTCACGGATTGTTTCAGCTTCGCAATCTCCGCTTCAAGTTCCTTAACCCTTGCGGAATCACCGGAAGGAACATTTTCTTTGGTTTCATTGGTGTTCACAAGTTCATCAGCCATATTGATTCTCCTTTGCGATTTAGGTCTTCTCTGACCATGTCTGCGATTAAAGTCTTCTCTGACTTATGTCAAGGCGTAAGCCTTAAACATCAATTTCCTCTTCCGGAATTGGTCGTACATCGTTCATGATGTGTTCCAACCAATCCTTCAGTGTTTCGGATTCCATTAGCATCGCACGTTCCCGTGTTACCCTTGTCCTTGCGATGGATGCCAGATCCGCAATCAGAACAATGTCCGTCTTGGCGTAAATTCCGGCATACCGTTTAAGGTAGGCACAGAACCATCTTTCCGCTCTTTCGACCCTGGACTTGTTCTTCTGCGTTTTCCAATCGTGCTTCTGGAAATCGTAGTAGGAATCCATCACGGTTTTTGCCACCGTCCGGACGGCATCTTCCATCCGCTCCCGTCTGATGAATTCCTCGGTCAGTGCCATCCTCTGTCTCATCAGATGAGAGTAGGTGTCGAGGATGTAGTCCTTGGAGTTATCCTTCCGGACAACACTGTTTTCGTTCCATGCCCACAGGTAAATCGGTGTCTGAATCTTCTGCTCTGTTTCCTTCGCAAGCGTATAGACCAGAACATTGAAAAACCCGTCTTCATGGATGGAGAGTTTCTCGTTGAACCGGATGCCCTGTTCCTTCAGCCATTCTCTCCGCATGACTTTTCCGTGTACAAAAACGGCATCGTCATTATGGCTTACCAGGTGGATATTCCCGTCATTGTCCATCGTCTCTTCCATGAATGTCGCACGGATGAGGTTGCCCTTGTTCTCCGCAATTGCTGCAAAGATCAGATGCAGTGATAACAGTGACAGGAAACTGTCATCGAAGTCGCAGAATGCCACCCAATCTGCTTCAGAAGCATCGAGTCCTGCATTCCTTGCCATTGAGACACCTCCATGCGGAATGCTCATCTGATGGATTTCGTAAGGATAACCCTCAAAGCACTCCGCAGGAAGTTCGTTTTCTTCCCCGTCATTGACGAGGATGACACTCACATCATCGAACCGGATATCCCTCTGCATGGCAAGCATGTCGAAGAACTTCTTGCCAAGACTCCACGGTTCTTTGTAATGAGTGACAATCAAATCGAGACTACCCGTATTAATCTCTCCTCTCTTGTCTTAGTTTCGCACCAGAGTAATCCAACATCGGCAGTTCACATTGTTCTGCGGATTTTTGAAACCTCCGGGAGCAAGTGCAAAGTCTCCATCGAAGGTGTAGAAGTAATCATCAATTCCGACTACCATGCCCTCCAGATAACTGTGAGTATCTCGCACTTTGTCATCATCCATTGTG